TCGAACAGTCGCGGGTGACGGTGCCCGGCTGGATGCAGATGCAGGCGCAGGTGGAAGCGAAGCAGGGCGAGCAGACGGTGGTGGGATGGCTGCTCATAATCAACCCGACGTACCGGGTGGACGGCAACGTAACGACGTTGACGCCGCCCGCCGCAGTAGACCTCGTAGAGTGGCAGGGCCGCACGTTCCGCACCGAAGGCGGTTCGATGGAGTACCGCACCCCGCGCGGGCTGCACCACTACGAAGCACAGCTAGAGGAGGTCGTGGAATGACAGCGACCGGGTTCTTCGTCAAGAACGCACAGTTTGAGAAGCAGATGCAAGAGAACCCCGAGGTGGGCAAGAAGCTCCTGCCGCTGGCCGAAGCGGCGAAGTCGGTGGCCGAGTCGCTGGCGCCGGTACGCCTCGGCCACTACAAGAGTTCGTTCAAGGCGATGGCCGGGAAGCGCCCCGATGGGAAGGTGGTGGCCAGGCTCGCCAGCTTCGACTTCAAGGCGCATTGGATTGAGTTGGGCACCGGGCCGCCCATACCGACGCCGCCGATGGCCGTGCTGCGCACCGCCGCCGAGCAGACAATCGGGAGGGTCGAGTAATGCCGACGCCCGTACTGCCCGACATAGAGGCCCTCGCCATCTGGTGGCTCACCGACGCCGCCGTTGTGACGGGTGGCGTGCACGGCGAGTTCCCTACTTCTCCGACATTCCCGCTGGCGACGTTAGTTCGCATCGGCGGGCCGCCCGTGCTGCCGCGATGGCTGGACCGGGCAACCCTGCAGCTAGACGTGTGGGGCGACACGAAAGCAGAGGCAAGAGACACGGCGGCGACCGCCCTTGCGAGCCTCTTAGACATGACGGGGCTGGTGAACACCGGCACCGTGCACGGGGTAGTGACGGACGTGGACGTAGCTCAAGGGCTACGCTGGTTCCCTGACCCGACAAACGAACAACCCCGATACAGCTGCACCGTCATGGTGGCGGCGCATCCTTAGGAGGAAACAAGAATGGCAGGAGACGCAACACAGATTGTCGTAGCGGGCACGGGAACAATCTCGGTCGCCCCGTATGGCACGGCGCTACCCGATGGAGCGGTGTCGGTATTGGAGTCGCTCGATGCGGCGTTCGTTGACCTCGGCTACACCACCGAGGACGGCGTTGCTCTGACCGATGGCGTGGCAGTCGAAGAAGTGATGGCGTGGCAGTCGTCCTATCCGGTGCGGAGGCTGGTGTCGGCGTACACCGGGGCCGTCAAGTTCGGCGTGCTGCAGTGGAGCAAAGACATCTTTGAGCAGGTGCTGGCCGGTGTTGTCACCGAAGTGGTGGCCGACACGGTGCACAAGTTCACGCCCACCCGCGACGGCGTCGTGGCAGAGAAGTCGATTGTCGTTGACTTCATCGACGGCGTGGAAGAGTACAGGTGGGTGTTCCCGAAGGTCGGCCTGGCAGCCGATATCGAAATCCCGCTTGTCCGCACCGCCGCTTCGGTCATCCCGACCGAGTGGGGTGTCATCGGCGGCGACCCGCTCGGCGCCTGGTACATGCTCACCGGCGACACGAACTTCGACGTCGCGTAATGAGAGTTCAAGTCGCGCAAGCCGAGCAGTCGTCCGAACCGTTGGAGTTGGAGTACGGGGGGCAGGTCTACACCCTGCCCCCCAACCTCCCGCTCACGGCGTTGGAGGCGATGGAAGAGAACCGGATTGTGGCGTTCCTGCGGGCGTGCCTCGGCACAGAGTGGGATGCGTTCGCTGCCAACTTCAACACCGCAGACCTGGAATCCCTCGCGGACGCCCTTGCAGAAATGTACGGGCGCACCCTGGGGGAATCGGTGGCCTCTGGCGATTCGTAGTCGCCAACTATGAGCCGTTAGAGGCCGACTTCCAGCGCTTCTACGGGCTGCAGTTGGGCGCCATACTGTTCGCCGAAAGCGGTGTACCTGTGCGGCGCCTGGCGGCTCTCATAGAACACCTGCCAGCCGACGCCGCTGCAGCTGCCGCACAACGCGACGACCCGCCCGGCGCGTGGGACCGCACCGACCACCTTCTGGCGCTGGTGTTGGAGTCGCAAGACGTGGGCCACCGCCTACTCGTCAAGCTCCTGGCGTCGAAGGCGCCACCGATGGGCGACCCACTTCGGATAGAGTGGCCAGGTCGCACCGCCGATGAGGCACCGAAAATGAAGCCGAGCACGAAGGCGGAGATAGCGGCGTTCCTCGGCAGGGGCCGTGTCACCGTGATAACGGGAGGCCGAAATGGCTCTTGACGCAGGTACCGCATACGTAGACATTCAGCCGAAAATCGGTGCCGGATTCTTCGCCAAGATTGGCGCGTCGATGGGCGGGTTGAAGAAGGTCGGCCTGGCAGCTGGCGCCGTGCTCGGTGTGGGCATGATGGCCGGTGTCGCCGGGGCGTTCGCCGCCTTCAAGATTGGCGAGAATTTCGATAAGGCGTTCGACACCATCCGTGTCGGTACCGGGGCCACCGGGGGCGCGCTGCAAGACCTAGAAGCCGACTTCAAGAAAACGTTCGCAAGCGTCCCGGCGTCGATGGGCGACGCGGCGACGGCGATAGCCGACCTCAACACTCGCACCGGGCAGACGGGCGAACCGCTGCAGAAGCTGGCCGGGCAGTTCCTAGAAATGACTCGCCTTACGGGCGGCGACCTGCAGGGCAACATCAAGAACGTGACGCGCCTGTTCGGTGACTGGGGGGTGGAAGCCGAGGACCAGGCGGGGGTGATGGACCAGCTGTTCGTGGCGAGCCAGATGACGGGCATCGGCATCGAAGAACTGTCCAAGCTCACCACCGACTTCGGTGCGCCGCTGCGGCAACTCGGCTTCGGCATGGACGAGTCAATCGCCATCTTCGCCAAGTGGAACAAAGAGGGCGTCAACACCGAAGCGATTATGGGCGGGCTGAAGGCCGGGTTGGGGCGCCTGGCGAAAGAAACCGACGACGTGCCTGCCGCCTTCGCTGAGATTCAAGAGTCGATATTGAACGCTGGCACCGCCACCGAAGCGACCAAGATTGCGGTCGAGCACTTCGGCACCAGGGCCGGGCCAGACCTGGCGGCGGCGCTGCGGGAAGGCCGCTTCGAGGTTGACGACCTGATGGCGTCTATCGAAGGCAGTAGCGAGACGATTATGGGCGCCGCTTCCGACACCGAGAGCTTCGGGGAGAAGTGGAAGAAGTTTGCGAACAAGCTCATGGTGGCGGTGGAGCCGATAGCGACCCGGGTGTTCGACGCCATAGGCGATGCGATGGACAGGCTAGAGCCTCACATCCCTGCCATCATCGAAGGATTTGAGAAGTTCTTCTCCCTGGTGGGCGGGTGGATTGCGACCGGCGCGCGCCTGTGGAACGAGTACAAGGACGAGATAATCGGCTTCGCCACGTCGGCGTGGGGGTACCTGCAGACGTTCATCGGAATCGTGCAGGGCATCTGGGAGAAGCTGCAGGGCATATTCGCCGGGGGCGGCGGCGAAGGCCTCGACGCGTTCGGCGGCAAGTGGGCCGAGATATGGGAGAAGGCGCAGGAGCTGTTCAGCACCGCCTACGAACTCATCATGGTGATATGGGACCTCTTGGTGCAGGGGTGGGAGAAGTACGGCGACGACCTGGTGGCGTTCGCCACCACTACGTGGAACGCCATACAGACGGTCATCTCGGGAGTGCTCGACGTCATCACCGGCATCTTTGAAGTGTTCATTGGCATCTTCACCGGAGACTGGGAGCGGGCGTGGGAGGGCATCCAGTCGATACTCGACGGGGCGGTGGCCATACTGCTCGGCATCTTCGACTACCTGTGGGCGTCAATCAAGATGGCGTTCCAGTTGGGGTGGGACGCCATTCAGCTGATATGGGACCGGACGTGGAACTCAATCAAGTCGGCGTTCGTCGTCGTGAAGGACGCCATCGCCGGGCTGGTCACGGGCTGGTGGAACACCCTGGCATCGACGTTCACGACGAAGGTGGCCGAGGTCAAGGCAACGTGGGACGGCTTCTGGAACGGCATCAAGGACACGGCGCAGGGCGCGTGGCTCACCTTCCTCGGATGGGTGACGGGGGCGTGGGACTTGTTCAAGGGCTGGTGGGACGGCGTCTGGCTGACGTTGAAGGCCGGTGTGTCGGGGGCGTGGACCGCGATGGTGGGCGCCGTCAAGGGGGCGTTCAATTCGATGCTGTCTGCCATCGGCAGTGGCATCAATAAGGCCATCGACGTTATCAACGGCGCCATACGGGCGGCGAACATAATCAACCCCTTCAAGGACATTCCTTCGGTGGGTCACGTTTCGGTGCCGCAGCTGCACGCCGGGGGCACCGTCACCGAGACGGGCCTGGCGAACATACAGCCCGACGAAGAAATCGTGAACCTGCCACGGGGCGCATCGGTCATACCGCTCGACAAGATTGGGGGCGGCGGCAGGCCCTACAACGTCACGATGGTGCTGGACGGGCGGGTGCTGGCCCGCGCCTCTGGCCCGCACCTGGTAGACGACCTGGTGCTGCACACCGGACAGCGGAGGTAGCCGATGGCGAACCCGCGCATCCTGCTCGGTGGCGTCGAGTTCGACGTGGACTACGGCAGCTTGTCGCTGTCGGGCCGCATCGCAGAGCGCACCACCTGCAGCTTCGTCGCGTGGGACTTGGAAGGCGACCTGGGGGTGGTGTCGGAAGGCACCCCCTGCCAGGTCTACAACCCTGCCGGGACGGTCGTGTTCGACGGGTTCGTGGTGGTGGCCGAAGTGATACGCCCCAACCCCGACGACACGCCGAGGCGGTGGCAGGTAGACGCCACCGACTTCCACTACCTGGCAGACAAGCGGAGCGTTGCCGACGCCTGGTACACCACCGACGCCGGGGTGATTGTGCAGGCCATGATTACCGACGTGCTCGCCGACGAAGGCGTGTCGGCTGGCACCATCGACGCTGGCCCCGAACTAACCGAAGTGGTGTTCGCCTACATTCCGGTGTCGCAGGCCATGGACCGCATCTGCGCCGTCACCGGATACACCTGGTGGATAGACACGTCGAAGCAGCTGCACTACACCCCCAAGACCGGCGCCGCTTCGGTGACGGTAGACGCCGCCGACTGTAAGGCCGCTCCGGTGCTGCGCCGTGCTTCGCCCGAGTACCGGAACCGGCAGACGGTGCGGGGGGCGAAGGGGTACACCGACTCGCAGGTGGAGTCGTTCAAGGGCGACGGGTCGATGACGACGTTCACGGTGGGGTACCCGATAGGACTGGTGCCCACCGTCAAGGTCAACGCCGCTGCCAAGACGGTCGGCATACGGGGCCTGGACAGCGGGAAGGACTGGTACTGGTCGAAGGCCGACGCCACCATTTCGCAAGACACCACCGGCACCGTTCTCACTTCGTCGGACGTGCTGGAAGTCACCTACCAGGGCCTGTACCCCCTGGTCGCCATCTCAAACGACATAGCCGAACAGGTGCGCCGGGCCGCCGTCGAACAGGTCGGGTCGGGCATCGTGGACGCCGTGGTGAACGTCACCGAAATGTTCGGGTCGGACGCCGCCCTAGACGCCGCTGGCGGGCTGCTCGGCACCTACGCCCAAGAGGGCCGGGTGCTCACCTTCGTCACCGCCGACACCGCCTACCAGGCCGGGCAGTACGCCGACGTGCAGCTGCCCGAAGTGGGGCTCGACGGCGAAGAGTTCCTCATCACCGCCGTCGAATCTCGAGACTGGACGCGGCAGGAATGGGAGTTCACCGTCACGGCGATACAGGGCGCCGACATGGGCAGCTGGCAGAAGCGCCTCGCGGTGGGCCTGCAGACGCCCGACATACTCACCCTGCGGGAGAACATCTCCGAACAAGAATCGTTGCTGACGCTGGCGCAGTACGCCGAAGCGTGGGCGTGGGCCGCCGCCGACGTTGAAACCGTCTGGCAATGTCCTGTAACCTCGACAACGCTCTATCCGACCACCACCCTGTATCCGTGCTGACATCGCCGTAGGAGGCTCTCATGGCTCATAAGAAACCGACCGGGGCAGGTACGCCCGACACCGGCAAGAAGGCCGCTACGGAGCCACCTGCAGGCCCTGGTGGAACACCAGCGGTACAGGTGCAGGAGGACACGGCGTGGGAAGGCGAAGTGACCATCACGGTGCGCAGGCCGGGCAGGAGTGGCCGGGTGACGGTGCTGAACAATCTCATCGTTGACGCCGGGAAGGCGCTGCTCGCGCAGGCGCTTCGTGACGGTGCGGCGCTGCCCGAAATCACATACGTTGCGGTCGGGTCGGACAACACGACACCGGCAGCGGGCGACACCACCCTCGGCACCGAGTTCTTCCGCAAGACGGTCACGTCGTCGGCCGAAGGCACGAACCCCAACGAGGCCATCACGACCGTCTACGTCGCCCCGTACGAAGCCAATCAGCAGATAGAAGAAATCGGCTGGTTCGGTGGGGCCGCCACCGGGGCGGCAGACAGCGGCACTCTCATCGCTCGGGTGCTGTACTCCAAGCTCAAAGACAACCTAGAGTCCATCCAGATAGAGCGCACCGACACGGTCGGTTAGGAGGCACCTGTGGCGTACACGAAAACGACGTGGGTGAGTGGTAACGCCCCCGGCATCTCTGCCGAGAACTTGAACAAGATAGAGACAGGCATTGACGACACCGACCAGGCACTAACCGACCACGAAGCCGACGCCACGAACCCGCACCTGGTGACGGGCCAGTTCACCTTCGGGGTACCGAACAAGGGGTGGGTTCACGAAGGCCGGGGCCGTTACAAGCTCCTGCAGCCCATCGTCATCATCGACGCCGTGCTGTGCGTCAACACCGCGCCTACAGGTGCGGACGGCATTATGGACTTGAACAAGGACGGCACCACCCTGTTCACGACGCAGGGCAACAGACCAACGGTGTCGGCAGGGAACCAGGACGGCACCGCCGCCACCCCCGACGTGACCGCCTGCGCGGCAGGCACCGTCCTCACCGCCGACATAGACCAGGTGGGTTCGACGCTACCGGGCAGCGACTGGACGCTGGTCGTCCGCTACAGGGAGACCGACTAATGGCATACACCCCCATCACGACCATCTCGGTCGGCTCCGGTTCTATCGTGTCGTTCCCTGACACCGACTCGGCAACGCCGTATCCGATACAGCGCTTCTCGGACGGCACGTTCCTGTTCATGGCCTGGGACGACGGCGGCGACGACGTGCGCATCATGCACGGCTCCGCAGACGGGCAGACGTGGACGCGGCAGACCGACCTCATCTTCTCCGGTGCGTCGTGGATGACACAGTTCTACATCGACGAACTCGACTACGTTCACGTCTACTGCTACCTGAATGGCGACCCGTATCAGTTCTGCCAGATGAACGGCGGCGACTTAGAGATACTGCAATCCGGAGACGGGCCGAGCAAGAGCTACTCCACCACTCTCGTCGCGATGTGGTCGGGTGGCTTCGCGTGGGTGCTGACCATGTCAGCTACCTGGTTCTCTCTCATCAAGGTGAACGCGACAACCGCCCCCGTCGAATACACGAACGTGTTGCAGACTCAACCGCCGTGGGATTTGACGCCGACTTCGGTACAGACGGTGAGCGCTGCGGTGGTGCACAACGGCGACGGCAAGACCCCGAACCCGACTTCGGCGGCACAGTTCGTAGTCATGATGCAAGCAGACGGCGACCACGATTACGTCGAATGCGGATACGTCTACGTCGCCTTGGACGACTCCACCCCCGACCTCACAGAAGTGTCGTCGGCCTCGGTGACGAAGTACCCCGGCCCGTACCTCTACAACCAGAACTCCAGAGGGTTCATGCCTTCCGATTCGATGGGCGACGACGACCTGCACGGCATCTACACCGGCGACGTCACCCCCGTCGAGGACCAGGTGTACGGCGTCGAGCAGAAGCTGCGGCCCGCCATCAACATCGCCTCTGACCTGCTCATGCCCCGCTACCACTACCGGGAGGACGGCTCCTACAAGGACAACATCATCGGCATCGTCCGCGACCCCGTGGACGAACAGAAGCTCTGGTTCGTTTCAACGACGACGGTGCACGGATTCACCCGCGACGGCAGCACGTTCGTCAAGGTGCCCGACGCCGACTTGAACGACCTGCCGAGCTACGTCCCTTCGGGGTCGAACACGTTCATGGCCGGGGTGTGCCCCGACACGGCAGCGAACGGACTGGTGCTGGCCGTGCGGGCCGACAACGGTTACGACGACTACGAAATCTACACCCCCTACTCCATCGCCTCTGACGGCGAACTGTGGGACCGCATCATCGTCTAAGGAGGCGCAGCTATGGCAGGGACGTGGGACGAACCGGGCCGGTGCCCGAAGGACGATTATCAGAAGGCGAGCGTGCGGTGGGTGCACACCGGCAACGAAGCCGGGGTGTCGGTGGGGTACCTGCGGGCCACCTGCGGGCGTTGCGGATATCAGTGGAACATCGAACCCGCTGACGGCATCTCGGTCATGCCATGAGGCACGTCGGCGTCACCCTGGCCGACAGCGGCGACTACCCCCTGTGGAACGTCGGCATGGGCGAATCGTACGACAACATAGCTGACGGCCTGTGGGGGGTGCGGGAGACGTACGACGCCGGGGCGCTGCCGTTCGTGCACGTCATGTATCACCCCACCCGACAGCCCGAGTGCACCATCGCCAAGATTGCGGCAGGCGACTACGACGCTCTGGAAGCGGCGTACCTGGCGAAGCTGGTGGCGTACTGCGACGAAGGCCGCACCGCCGTCGTGGTG